ATATGTCGCTCGAAGTGCTTGAGAACGTGGCTTACACGAACTCGGGTGGCTCGATTGAATCCGGCGTGGATCTCGACACGCTCTTGGTCAAGGCAATGTTGCTCACTGATATCGCACTTCGTCACAGCCGCGCTTGGGCTGTGCTCGAAGACGTGCGCTGGGGCGCCTGATAATCAACCGGGCGGGCTGTAATGGCCCGCCCACTCCATAAGAGGGTTAAATGAAAATCTTGGTACGCTTTAACGGCAAAGATGTTCTGATGCGGGCCAGCACTGCGCGGGCGCTTGTTCGGCGTGGGCAGGCGACACGGGTTGAGACTGTTGCATCGGTTGAGGTTGAGCGGGTGGTGAAGCCTGTTGCCGACACAACCGAATTAAAGGGGCAGGCCAAGTTGGCTTGGCTTCGCGAGAATATCCGCAGTCACGGCGGCGAGCCGAAAGGCACAACCATTGCCGGGCTTGAATCGCAACTGCGCATACTCAAAAGCATGGGGGGCTAAATGTCTCTCGCCACGCTCGCAGAAATCAAGTCAGGTCTGGGCATTACCAGCACGGATTTTGACGCGCAAATCACGGCGCTGATTGATCCCATCTCCGCTCTGATCGAGCGCGAGGCCGGGCGCAGTTTTACCAAATCAACGACATTCACTGAACGGCACATGGGCGGCGAGCCTACGATTGCGCTGCGCGAATACCCAGTCACCAGCATTACCAGCGTGACGGACAAGGCGTCCGGCGAAGTGCTGACATCGACTGAATACGAAGTTGACACCACAACCGGCTTGCTGCGGCGATTGTCTCTCGGCTCTCGGTGGGCGTCATCGCACTCGGTAGATGTGTTTTATGTCGGCAAGAATTCGCCGGTTGGCCGTTGGCAAGTCATCTATGTGGCCGGTTCAACGCCGGAAGATGTCAAGCTGGCGATGTTCTACACCATGTCGTCGCTGGTTGGTTCCAGCACCAGTTCGGCGGGTGGAATGGCCGGGCCCCTGATCAGCGAAAGCGATGGCGACTATTCCTACACGCGCGCCGCGCCTGCGAGCAGTTCTTCAGTCGTCAGCGGATTGCCACCCAATGCGGTTGCCATTCTCAGCAGCTATAAAGCGGGGGTGTTTATCTGATGGCGGCAGGGTTGTTCATATCTGGATACGCTATCTGGCGCGCAGGACGCACAGAGGACGGCAAGGGCGGCTGGCTTGATACCTTTGCTGTATCTACCGCCAGTGTTGAAGGCAGGCTGTCGCCGCTCTCAGCAAGCCGCACACCGCGTGCCATGCAAGAGCGAGGCGTCTTGGCACTGCGGTTCTCGACGCCGTTTGCCACCGACATTCAGGCCGATGATCAGGTTCGCAAGGGCGGGCGCACGGTTCGGGTTGACGCGGTTACCATCACTTCCAGCGACACACGCAAAGAGTGCGTTTGCGAGGAGGTGACTTGATGGCTGTGGATATCAAGTGGCACCCGGCGATTGTGGTGAACGCTACCAAGGCCGAGATGAAAAAGCGGATGCATCAATCCATGCTTATTCTCGCGGGCATTGTGCAAAAGAAAATCAGTCAGAACGCGCCACGAGACAAAAAATCTGGGAAAGTTAAGCGCGCAAGTCCTCCGCCCGCTGTGCCGCGATTGATAACTGGCGCACTTCGCAAGTCCATCGTCGCCGACGTAGTGACTGAGCCTAACGCCGTTGTTGGCCGTGTAGGGTCTAATCTGGTTTACGCATGGCGACTGGAACTGGGGTTTACTGGCACCGATAAACTGGGGCGCAATGTTGATGCCAAAGAGCGGCCATTTCTGCGCCCGGCATTGTTTGAAAATCTAGGGCGCATCGTTGCCAGATTAAAGAGGCCGTGATGGACATTACTCAGGCGGTTTATGACAAGCTCTCGCAGGATGCCACGCTGGTTGCCTTGCTCGCCACCTATCCCACCGGCTCGCCGCAAAACCCGGCTATCTTCACAGCATGGCCGGTGCCGCCAGACGCAACGCGGCCCTATGTCTACAGCCGTGGCTCGGTGAGCGATACGCACTTTGATGAGATCAACACCAATCTGGGCCGCGATATCATCCGCGATGTGACGTGCATTGCCGACAACACCGGCTCGGACGCGGCCATTGAGACAATCGCGGAACGCATCCGCACGATATTGCACCGGCAACCGCTGACAGTGCCAAACGGCACGCATGTCATGTCTCAGTGCATAGGCGGGCCATCAGTGGCCGAAACCGACGACAGCCTAACTGGCCGTCACTTATCAATCAGAATCGTCACGATGGAAGGCTAAAAAAGATGGCTTCAACAGAAACATTCGGTCTCGTACTCTACCTGGACTCGGGTGGGGGCTCCCCAAACGCTTATACCGCAATGGCTGGCGTCACGAATATCGGCGAGCTGTTCTCGTTCGATAGATCGATTATCGACACATCTTTGATATCGGCGGAAGTTAAAACTTTCTTGGCCGGGCAACTTGATCCTGGTGCCGTCGATTTTGAGTGCCTGTTTGATCCAGGGAACGAAGTAACGCATGGCGACGTTTCTGGCTTGATCTACACCATGAAAACTCGCGGCTTGTTCGACTGGTGTTTGAAGATTCCAGCGTCAACGGCGGCGGGCGCGGTGGCAACGTATATGTACTTCCAGGGCGTCACCACGGCAGTTAGTCCGTCAGGTGCGCAGGATGATGTTGTCCGGGCGTCTTGCTCGATCAAGATGAGCGGCCTACCGGTGTTCACCACCACCGCACCAACGCTTGCACCGTAATGCGTAAAAACGCGCATACAGGAACGGTGACGATCCAAACGGACGGGGGCGAGGTTCGCCTCCGTTTCGACTGGGAAGGTATTGCAGCGCTTCATGGTGCTTACGGCAAGACATGGGAAACGGAAGTCTCGCGGATCATCAACGATCTGGATGCAAAAGGGCTTTCCGTCATTCTAGCGATTGCTTCTGAACACGATGAGGCATGGTGGATGGAGGAATCGCCGCCGTTTGTTCCTACTGCCAAGGCGGTTCAGGAAGCGTTGCATTTGGCCTTTTTTGGCGCGGGGAGCCTAGAATCAAACCCTCCTCTGGCCCGCCGGTTGATGACCCGATTTGCGAATCTTTTCGCGTTTGGGCCGAACTCGGCGGGCGTCCGACAGACTTCTGGGGCATGACGCCTTGGCAGTCGCTCATTGCATCAAGGGCGATGGGCAAACGATTAAGTGATGAAGCGAGACAAGGCATGGCTCAAGCATGGCACATCGCAGCATTCACCAGAGCGAAGCGGCTTCCGCATCTTTCTCGCGTTATAGGCGACACCGAGCGCAGGCCAAAGTCGGCTGATGATATTGTCAAAGCACTGCAAATGAAATTCGGCGGGGTGAAGTCCGATGGCTGATTTAGGACTGGTAGGCGAAGCTCGGGTTCAATTGCGTGCATCCACCGATAAATTAACAGGCGATCTTAACAAAGCACAAAAAGACGTTGAAAAGGGCGGTGGTAAGATCGGCACCGCCTTTGGTGCAGGCTTTTCGAGGGCGGCGTCGGCTGTCGTAATCCCGGCTATAGGATTGATCGTTGCCGCACTTTCATCTCGGGCGCTTTTGCAAGGTGCAAGAAAGGCAATCGACACTCTCTCTGAAATTGGGGACACGGCGCAAAGCATTGGGCTGTCAACTGATGCGCTTCAGGAATTGCGATTTGCAGCTACTCAAAACGGCGTTTCCATTGGCAAGCTTGATTCGGCAATGCGCCGTTATGTGCAGTCAGTTGACGAATTGCGGCGCGGCACTGGCGAGGGTGGCGATGCCTTGGAGCGTCTTGGCATTTCTGCAATTGGTGCGAATGGAACTCTGAAAAGTTCTGAGGCGATCTTCAAAGAAGCCTCTGATGTCATTTCTAAAATGACGGATAAAACGGCTGCATCTGCCGCTGCGATAGATATATTCGGCGAATCTGGCGCAAAGATGATTCCGATAATCAATCAGGGCAGTGCGGCACTTGAGGAGATGGCCGAAAAAGCTAGAAGCCTCGGGATTATTATTGATGAAAGCATAATCAAAAGAGCGGATGAAGCAGGCGACCAGTTGGACTTATTCCAGCAAATTATATCAACGAAAGTTAATGTTGCGTTACTCGATCTATCGCCGCTGCTAGTCGATATTTCTGGGTTACTCGTTAGCATGACTGAAGCAGTTTCAGATTCATATAATGGCTGGCGATTGTTTCTCGGCTTGCCCATTGCAGGTTTTCCGCTGCAAGACTTAGCAAATCAATGGGATGAGCTTGAAGAGTCAATCGGTGCGGTAGATAAAAGAATAGCGCGCCAAAAAAATCTGGCCGAAGGCTTGACGGGCGGAAATGCGCTGGCCGTCAATAACGCAGAAATGGAAGCGCTTATTTCCGAGCGGGAAAAGCTGGCGAATCAACAGGCCAAAGTTGACGAACGCATTGCCCGCCTGCTTGAGCCGCCGGACCCAGCCAAAGCGCCGCCTGTGAAGGACGCCGTTGATCCGGCAATCAAGGCATTCAAAAAACTGGAAGACCAGATTGCTAAGATAAACAAGGAAGCACAGGACGTGCGCCTTGGCGATTTGACATCTCAACTTGTTGAACTTGAGATGGCTTTGCGGGCGCAGGGCTTCACCGCCATTGATACGATCGAGCCTGTCAATCAGCTACGCCAGGCGTTGTTCGGTCTGAGCGAGGCGGAACGGAGTGTCGCACAAGATTCGCTGTTCCCTGAGGTGGCTGCCGAAATCAGGGCGATGACGAGTGAGGCTGTAGCCGTCGCGGCTGGCACGGATGCGCTGAAGGATTTCAGAGACGAGGGTGAGCGGTCTGCTTATCTCGATGATTATCGGGATCGCTTGCAAGCTGCAGGCGTCAAGGGTGCCGAGCTTGAAAGAATAATGAACGGCCTTGCCGGGAGTTTTGACAATCTGAGCAACGCAATCGCTACCGTGGAATTCACTTCTGTTTTGTCGGGGATCAAGCGCGAGATTGATAACGTTGGTATTGAAGTCGCCGCGATGCAGGATGCAATTGTGTCCGGCAATAAAGGCGCGTTTGAAAGTTTTCAACGCGGCGCCG